AATGATCCTTGGTCTCCCAATTGGTCTGACACTCGCAATGCCAACTACAACCGCGCTTTAGAGCGTTTAAACTCTAAAGTACGGGGCGATCTCGATTTAGGCGTGAGCCTTGCCGAGTTCGGCCAAACCAAGCGTATGATCGCTAACCTTGCGAAGGTAAGCAATTATGCGCATGTTTCTGGGTTTGGTAGTGGGCGAGATTTAGCCAATGGCTGGTTGCAGTGGCAGTACGGATGGAAACCCCTAATGAGCGACGTTTTTGACGCCGCAAATGAAGGGTTTAACATCTGTCTGAACCAGATAAAGAAAATATCTGGAACTGCTTCTAGCCGTTTGACGGGATGCGGTTGGACACCCGAGGGTCTAATTTACTTAGAACCTTGGCTTACCTTCGCCGAAGGCGCTGGTAAGACTGGATGTAGGATATGCATCACATGCGAGTTACCAGGTGCTACACTCGACCGTTGGTCGAGTTTAAACCCTGTTTCTCTTGCGTGGGAGCTTACTCCTTACTCCTTTGTGGTCGACTGGTTTTATGACGTTGGCTCTTATCTTAGAGCCTTTGAAACGGCCTTATTGTATCAAGTACGTTTCAAGACTGGGTACTTTTCCGAGATCTATGGCTATGATGGGGTGGAGTGGACGGGTTATCAGAAACATGATCACCCATTCCCCAGTAATCCCCCTCATATCACAGAAAATTTCGGCATGACCAAATCCATAAAGCGGAGGCGGTTTTTAAGAACCAAGCTCGTCACTTACCCGTTTCCTCGTCCTCCTTCTTTGAAGGCGGATCTGGGGGCAGAGCGGCTTCTGTCTCTTGCTTCACTTCTTGGTCAACTTGTTGGCACTGGTGTTACTCGTGGGGGTAATATCCCACGTTTGCGCTAATGTCACCCTGTTGATCAGGTTGTGGAGAACAACGGTTGCAGGGTTTTCCTGCTTCCGTAACCGTGGCCTAGTGATAGGTCAACAAGTGAGGTAACTCATGGCGTCAAACATCGTAAAAGATGACGCACAGGCAACCCCTGTGACTCATACTTTTGTGCCCCTTGGACCGGACAAGGATGGTGTGTTCTGGTTTGAAGACCAAAGTCAGGCGTCGCCTGTCGGGTTCTGGCGTATCAGTTTGCAACTGAAGCGCCCCCCCGTAGCAACGGCTGGCCAGTCTTCGGCCCAGCGCACTTTCCGGGCTGTTGTCGGATTGCATACGCCGACTCTGGAGAACGTGACTAACAACACGGTCTCCGGGATCTCGCCTGCACCGACGGTATCATATGTTCCGCGTTGTTTCACGGAATATATCATGCCTGAACGGTCATCTCTTCAGAACCGTAAGGATCTGAGGAAGATAATGGCCAACCTCCAAGCCGATGCGCAAGTTATTGCGTTGGCCGAGACGTTGATCATGCCGTACTAACAGCCAGGGACATTTATGACTCAGCAGAGCAGTGATGCCCTTGAGAGTATCGTTTACTCTCTTTGCCAGGCCATAAATACTCCTAGGTCCTTATCAGTCTGGTTGTGTTTTAAATACAACCAAGCAGCTCTTCTCGAGTTGCCTCCGGCTGATATTGCAACCAACGATACTTCGAGTTTTCAGCTACAGTACTTCTTGTCGATGTACTTGAAAAAGTACAAAGGCTTGAAGGCTGGAGTTGATACTCGTCGTGTCGCACTCGAAAAGTGGAAACTTTCCGAGGCTAGGTGTCTTGAGACCAATGCTCGATTTCGGGGACTTATGCATCGACCTACTACAGGTCGCGTTGAAGCTGCTCTTTTCAGAGCGCAACGTAAAATTGCATCTGTTCTTGGGATCTTACACATGCCTCTCGTACTTAGCGGTTGCAAATGGGGTCCCGGTGCCACCTTCGACTTGCGTCGTGAGGTAGCAACACCGGACAATAAGATTTCCCAGGCAATCTCTGTCACCTCTACGGCTTTGCCTTATTTACGGGCAGTCGTAGAATCAGATCCGCATTGGGCCTATTGCTTCCTCGGAGAAATTCCCGAGGGGCGATTTTCCCTTTTGCCTTCGTCTAACCCTTATAAGGTTGTTCGAGGGTCGCGGTTTCTGACGGTGCCAAAGAGCGCTAAGACCGATAGATGTATTGCTGCGGAACCTACTGGAAATAGTTTTCTCCAGCAAGGGGTACACAGCTTCATACGCCGTCGGTTAAAGCGTTTTGGAGTCGATCTGGACGATCAGTCCATCAATCAGAATTATGCGCGTGACGCGTATCATTCTGGATTGTCCACACTTGACCTAAGTGCGGCGTCCGACTCCATCTCTCGTGAACTGGTCTACTTTTTGCTACCCATCGATTGGGCGCTATTCCTAGATGCTCTCCGTTCACCGGAAACCTTGGTGGATGGGGAGTGGATTCGAACTGAAAAGTTCGCATCTATGGGGAATGCGTTCTGTTTCGAATTGGAGTCTCTTATCTTCTGGGCTCTCGCGAGCTCAGTGGACGAGACAAGTAGCAAGGACGCTATCGTCTCTGTTTATGGCGACGATATCATCGTTTCTCGCCATCTCTACGATCCTCTAGTTTCTCTACTAGAGTTTTGTGGATTTGGTGTCAACGTTGATAAGTCGTTCAAAGAGGGAAACTTCTTTGAATCCTGTGGGAAACACTTCCACAGAGCCATAGACGTTACGCCGGTGTTCCAGACGGAGATTTTAAATCATCCGTCTGAAATTATACGTGCACACAACCGTTTGGTCAGGTTGGAAAGTCGACTCCTTAATCGCTTAATCAGCTTTAAAGGTGCCGAGAAGCTGCTATCGAATCGATATCCGCTTCGCCCTTTTCCTCGAGTCCCTTTTGGGGTCTCTGAAGATGGGGGTTTCCTGCGACCGCTTAGCGATTTTCTGCTAGACAAGAACCATGGATTTAGGTGCCATGTTCTTGACTACGTGCCAAGATATATTTTGACACGTGAGCACGCGGTGTACGCGTATAAACTTCGTCGATTTTCTCAGCAAAATCCAACTCACGAAGGATACGCTGGGAACATCACGAAGGGTAGGTGGCGGACGAAAGTCCGCTGGGTTCCCGAGCATTCGGTTGGAGGTTTTTCGTCCAACTGATGCCTGGTCTTGATCCCTAAAGATCAAG